ATTAATTTTTTTAATAAAATCATATATTAATAAATATGAGGTCTTATGGTTCTTAATACAATGGACGGGTCTTTTTTAATATCCGATTCCCACAATCTAATTACTTTTATTCCTCTTTTTAAAGCTATTTCTTCTTTTATCTTATCATTTTTCTTTATTTCATTTACTTTAATATAATGTTGAGAATGATTTGGATTTCCGTGCCAAAAATCCCCATCTATTTCAAGAATTAAAGGTTTTCCTTTTATCTTAAAATCGTATGATTTACAAATCCCACATTCATTGATGAAATATTGAAAATGATATAGAATATTTGCTTTATTTAATTCATTCGCAACAATTTCTTCCAATTTATTCATTTTTCGATGTTTAAATATTTTTTCTATGGTTTCTGGAGTATGTGTTTTTCCAAACATTCCATTTTTTTCTCCAGTCAACAAACCTATGTGTGATTTAGACATCTTTTCTTTTGTTTTTTTAGTATGATGTTCACCATAAAAAGGATGATTCATTGGGTCGGATAATCTTTTAGTTTGAATATTTGATATTTTTTTCTTAGATTCTTCTGTATGTAATTTCCCTATTCTCGGATTCCATCCGTTCATATATTTTTGTTTCCTATTCTCAGATAGTTTTTGTTTAGTTTCTTTTGACATTGGGCCTGTAGATTTTCCTTTTCGTATTTTTGAATAATGTTGTTTAATACATTCCCCACGACACGCCTTCCCCTTAACAGGATTTCCACAAATAGAACATAAATTCCAACCACAACACTTAAAATCATCTATATGTTCTTTAATATATTCTTTATAGTCTTTTTGATGGTGTAATTTAAGGTGTCTCGATAAATGTTTTATGGTAATTTCTTTGTTGTCTAATCTACAAATAATAATATCGTTCATACTATAATAAATATGAACGACACTATCAAAACTAACCTTTATTTTCAGTTTAGGGTCAAAAATCAAGACGAACCTTAATTAAAAGCTCATTATCGAAGGTTTTTAGTGCCGGACGGCTCAATTTTGCGACGGCGACAAGTTCATTGGTATCATTATACAAACCTACGGTTGTTACATAAGTTGTTGGATTTGAAATAAAATCTTGATTGTAAATCAATCCTGCTGGGTGAACTCCATCACTTCCATTGTAAACATACGTTGGATTATTTGAGTAATTGAAATCACGATTCATTGCTCTGATGAAATAGTTCAAAGAAGGAACGTATTCAGATTTACGAACTTTCATTGTTGCCTCGGCATTTTCAATCACCCAAGCAAATACAGCGTGGTTCCAAGTCGTAGGAATCAATGAACCAGATGCTTGACCTGGAATAGCAATTCCAACTATGCTACCTGTGTAATAATTTGCTGGGCAGACAAATCCGTTTGGTGCCGTTGAACCTGATACACTGGACAATCCAATCAATTGATTGACCACATTAGCATTGAAGATTGCCACTCCGTCATCAGGATAAAGCAAACCAATACCTTGATAGGCTGGTAAAGTAGTTGTGGCATCATTGATTGAACCCTGAACCAAATTATAAACAGATGATGCCTGTGAAAGAAATGGTGAATCATCACGGAGGGTAATTGAACCTAAAGAACCTGACAATGTGATTTCAAATACACCTTCATCAATTTTGTCCTTCATCTTGTAAGATGAAAAATTAATTACGAAAATGTCTCTTGGAGTAATCATCGTAGGATTCAAGGCACTTCCAGAAGCGAATTGAAATAAGCCAGATTGACCTTCACCCAACAATAAATTTTGGTATTGTGTATAAACCGATTTAGGAGCGAATGCTAAAATGCTTGCCGTATCCAAATTGAAAGTTCCACTACCGGATGCTTCACAGTCATAATTACCATAAGACACAGAAAAATATGGGTCATTATTTGCTGCGGAGGTAGCATCAGGAAATACATCAACATAATACATCGTTCTACGAATATCGTAAATGGATGAACCGTATGATGGTGATGGCGTAACTGATGATTGTGTTAAAGCATAGAAATTATCTACGAAAGCACTCTGACTGGAGAACGTTTCGCCATTCGGCCAAAATCCACTATCAATACGATTTGTTCGTCCTGCTACGATGTCTGTGTTTGGATTTAATTGATTAAATATCATAAACTATATTAGGCTGATGTAGTTGGAACAGTCACCGTGACTTCAATACTCAAACTACCACCGGATTCGTTACCGATGATTGTCAAAGTCGTAGAAGTAGTTTGTCCCAAACTGCTGTTTGGAATGAAACGGAACGTCTGGCCGACAACTACTTGTGCGCTGGTCGTATTTACGTCACCGGCGAATGTAGGAATCGTGCTAGAAACCGAGTTGACCGAGTTTGCTTGGTCAACAATCAAAACACCCACGTTCTTGTTACCAAGAATTGCCGTGTAACCAAGAGTCAAGTTGTAGGCAGGGTTTGTTGAAGGAGAAATCGAAATCGTTCCAGTGTATGTGCTAGGAACTGAAATCTTGTCTTGAGCAATATTGATAACAGGAATGCTTGTAACACCCTGATTCAAACTGACCAACTTATACTTCATAACTTGAGTTTCGTCTGACACTGGTTCAAAGACAGGAGTATTTCTAATAGCAATGTCGTAAAACGCACTTCCGTTTGGATGGTTTGGTTGGTAAAGGGTATAATCAATTTCGTCATCGGCCAGTGCGAAGCTGGTGATGTTAAGATTGCCGTTTTGCGCAAGAAGTTGTCTTCCTTTTGTGGTTAAAATTGCGTCCACAGTTATAGTCGAATTGTCGCAGTAGCTCATATTATATTCCTATTCTTTTTAATAATTTTCCCATAGAACTAGGATTTACTCCGTATTTAAATGCTAGTTTTCTTTTATTCATTGTATTAGATACATATAAAGATTTAATAGTTTCATATTCACTTAATGGAATTTTATTTTTATGATACCGACCTTCTTGTATCGCCTTTTGAACTCCATTACTTATATTATTTCTCTCCTCTTTTGTAAAAATCTTTTTATTTTTTAATTTTCCTAAACTTACACTTTTACATCTTTCTATAGACCACTTTTGTTTTTTTGATGCGTCGGAAATTTTCTCTTTTGTTTCATTTGTATGTGTTCTTAACTTAAATTTTTCTATTGTTTCTTGAGAATGCTTTATTCCTTTTCTATTAATAGACATTTGTTTTTTCTGTTCATCTGTCCACTTAGGTTTTCCTTTTTGTGTTAATGATATTTTTCTTTTAACCTCATTGCTTCTAGGAATTCCTCTCATAGAAACATCTGCTGATGGACTTAAATTGTAACAATATTCCTTGCCAACGTGAACATTCAATTCTTTTTGTTCTTCTGTTATTAATATATCTTTTTCACAATTTTTAAAAATTACAAATTCAAAGTTATTTTCTCCATGTTTATTCCACGCCCTTTGGAGATAAAGATTATCATGAATATTTCTATTTAATTGACTTTTATGATTATAGAATCTATCTCTTATGTTAACAGAAGACCCAATATAGAACTTTCCATTAACTTTGTTCACTATTTTGTATAAACCTGAAATATTGTCCATACTAATAAGTATATAATTATACAAGTTTTTCGATATTTTATTTGCCATATCATAATGAATATGAAAAATGAACAACACCTACAAGATTTTAATAAATTACCTAAACATTTTATGGGATTTTGGAGTAACCTTCCCTGTTTTTACATTTGGAACATTTTGAATGACGTTGGTTGTATTTACTACATTGACATTACTGGTGTTAGATGATTCAATAGGATGTGTGCCATCATTAATACCAGTTGGATTGATGGTCGTCGAAACTGTCTGTCTTCCTTTTATAAATATTCCTTGATTGGCCGTTCTATACTTCGTTTTAGAAAATTGCTGTAATTTGTGAGTATAATGGTTTCTTGGATATCCACTAGCCAACTCAAAATACTGTGAAACAGGATTCAAATTAAGATTGAAAGTGGTCTTCAAAGATGGAGTCAAACTGTTCGGTGTAGCATAAATATTACTAACCTTTTGGTCAGGAGTATTCAAAAATGAATTTGCTTTGTGGAGATATGAATTCGTTCCACCATCATATGTGTATGATAAACTTGAAGAATTATAAACTCCAAGATACACATTGTCGGTAAAATATATCAATGTTCTCATGTAACGTTCATCCACAACAATATACTTGTAAAGGTAGATTGATGCAGAATCATACGTATTATCCAATGGATTTGTCGTATGTTCATAATTGCCCGTCTTTGTGTAATAGTAGTATCTATCCCACACTTTAAGCATATAATAAATCTGTTGGTGATTTCCACCGTTTGAACCGGAAAAGAATTGTTTTGTATCATAGACCCCTTCATCAGGGCCAATAATCAACCTTCCATCGTCGCCAGGACTGTTTGTTACAGAACCTTTGATTGGTTTTGTGTAACTTGAAGGCAATGGGTCTGATGAAGACGTTTCCCATAATCTAGGAAGTCTTTCAAAATTAGGATAAAATCCTAATTGAATATTATCAGGCATATCATTATAATAACCATTATCAAAATTACATTCCCAACTACGAACTGGGTCGCCAACATACTTCAAATCAAAAGTTGTTTGATAATTTGGTGGCATAGAATTAGACATCGAAATCTGTTGCATTGTCTGTTGTGCTATTGGGAGTCTATTATTTCCCGTAGAATAGTATATGTCAGGCACCACATCTTTATTAGGCGGATTTTGATAATATTTTAAATAATTATCATATGAAAGAAAGATTGATGCCGTAGGCAATGAACCAGTGTTTACTAATGAGAAATCGGTATTAAATGTTGACCATACTGCACCAACATCCAACTTGTAAATGTTGTCAATTGTTCCCAATTGTGTTTGTTTATACGAAATTTGGGCACTTGAAGTCAATGGACGATTTTGATATTTTGGACGTTCAAGTAATGTAGGTTCTACCACTACACCCATGTAAGCATTCGCTCTAGCAGGAATAATGTTCTTAATTGCCGAAAATATTGATTTGTCAAAATAGAACTTGTAAACTGTCAACAATTCATTGAAGTAAGTTCTCTTATTACCATTCATGTTGTATTGGTAATTTTTATTTATCAAATTGTAGTATCTATCTTGGTATAAATTTCCAGGGTCGCCGATGAAATCCATGATACCACTCTTACCGACGTATCTCAAGATGTCTTTATTCTTTGAATCTTGTGGGTCTATAAAGAATCCCAACTGATTAGTTTCTCCTGAAATAGACATATCAGGTTCACTTGTTGACCTGTTAAATTTGTCAAGTCTTGCATCAAGAGTATAGGACAGTTTTTTGATTTTTTTGTTTTGATATTTATTTGGGCCATACTTCGACGCATCAATATCTTGTTGATAAGTTAATTCTTCAAAGTGGTATGGATATACCGATTGAGAAACCCAAGCACAAGTAGGAAGTCCTATAAACGACGCAGAAAAGGCACTACCGATTGCTGCTGGAAAATTATAAGCAATAATATCAACCGAGCCAGTTGGGTAATATGTTTCCCACTTATTTTCAATGATATCCAATGATGCTGAATATAAAGTAGGATTTACTGTTGTGAATGTTCCATCGGTATAGTAATTTGGAATGGTATAATATGCAGAAGCATTGTCAATCCACATCTTACCGCTACTAGAATACATATTCTGTGGATAATCCCAACTAAGTTTTACCCATAAATTTTGGTCAGCTACAGAACCACTATAACTGTATGAATTCAAATCATTAACGTGTTCTTCAAAATCTCCGTCGTCCAATGAAACATCCCAGATTGATAATTTATCAAGAGTTCCTTTGAAATTTCCGTTTGTAAGTCTAAACCTTCCCCATTGAGAAAATGTCTTATTATCAGACTCATACATGATGATGCTTCCGGTGGAATAGAAAATTCTATTACCGTTTTCATTTCTTTGAACTGTCAAATCATATTCAAGAGGAACTTCATTTATGTCGGTTGGTGGTTCAAATAAACCATATGGTTGATTTCTTCTAACCATAACACTGAAAATATCTCCGTTGAAAATTGGCAACACACTACTCGTAATGAATGCTCCTGACGAACCAGACCCCATTTGGAATATGACTTTTCCGGTCATATCTCCTGGAACTCTGTAAAATCCTACCATCCAGTTGAAGTTAGCCGAGCTTGTATATGGGTATGGAATACTTGTAAATAATGGAACAAAGTTCAAATCTTTGTAAGAACCGGCGGTCAATGTATCAATTGAGAATTTGAATTCAACTGTATCGGTTGAATATGGAATAGGCCCTTCAACGTAATCGCCGATGCCTGAGAACTGTAACATATACGTCTTTTCATCCAATTCATATGTTGGTGTTGTATCCGTTGCGTAATCAGTTCCGCCGTATTCACGGACAGTAATTAACGATGATGGCAAACCATAACACGCCATCAAATAATTTACACATTCCAAAGTTCCTTTGGTCTTGTATAATCCAGGCAAACTCACAAGGATACGATTCCAGATTGTCTGCAATCTTTCTTGTCCTGATAAAGCATTGTATGAAGCCGAATCCATACTGTTAAGATACACTTCATCAATATCCATAGTTCCGATGATATCGTCAACATTCCAGCCGAACGAATACAACATTTCTTTCAAAGTATTTGTTGGTATGCTAGAAGATATTTCATTTCTTACCTGTCTTTCGATAGGCATTGCTGAAATGTAGGTGTAGATATTGTCAAAATGATGACCGGCCATGTTTAAGAATGTCAAATAATCGGAGTTATTTGAATCGTTCTTAATAAATTCAGGAGTGTTAGTGTATAAACTGTCACGATTTGACAAGTCATATTGCGTAGCTCTTACATCTTCATCCATGATGTAACTGGAACTATAAAATGAACTAGAAGCTAAATTATACTGATATTTTCCACCGTTAAATAGATAAGAATCAAATCCATCAAATGAATTGATGATTTGAGTTGTTTGAAGTGTCAAATCGGATTGTTCGGAGAAATAGTATGGATATGGAGTTCCAGACGCCAATGAACTACTGTATCTTCTATTCAATTCCGCAAGAGACGAACTTAACATCGTCCAAGCAATTATCTTGTTCTTAAAAATGTCAACTCTATTTTTAGCCGAAGAAAAGACAATGAAATTTGAATAATCACTATAATCGGTATTCAATTCGGCAATTTGTTTATTGACTTGAATATTATCAGATGTCGTTGGAGCATCGGCCAAATCATCGGAAGAATATAATTGATTCGTATTCTCCTTATTTATCAAGTTCTGTGGAGAACCAAAATTAGGTGGAGAAATCTTAATAGTTTGATATTTTACCGGATTCTGGATTATGGCTGTAAAAATATATGGAGCCATGCCAAAATTTGAAACCCAGCAAGTATCTTTAATGTTGATGTCAAATGGCAACGCAGATGACAACTTTACAATCAACGTTAGTGGGTCTGATGGTGATGTTCTTTCATCAAGATATCCCTGATTTAATAATGAAAAGTATTTGTTATTTCCAAAATTCAATACGTTTTTGAATTCTCCGAAATATTTTGTTTCATAACTCTGTTTCAATGGCGTGATTGAAACGTCATAGAAATATTTCAAGAAATAGTCATAACAAAATTGACGCATATCTGCGTAATTTTGGTCTTGGGATTTCAAAAATTGATTGAAAATTTCATCCAATCTCAAATTGACGAAGGAAATGTATCTACTACGAATATCATCAAAATCGGCAATCTGTTCATAATTTTGTAGTAAGAAGTTGTTATAATACGTCTTTATACCTTGAATTCTGATTACAGTGGCCGCAGATGTTTGAACGTTGGCAACCACAGGAGCCGAATATTTGATGAAATCTTCATACAAATTTCTTAAAAAATTAATAACCGAACCATCATCCATCAAGAAGAACGCAAATTTTAAGAATGAAATTCCCGATTGGTATTCATCCAAGGAACTCATTGTCTTATAAATTGAGTCGTATGGTAAATTCTTTGATATAGACAACAATACAGGAGCCACATCTTTAATAGGAAACTTTTCTACACAGAATGAGTTGTATTGAATGTCGGCTTGATTCGATGGAATCAATTTAATTTCAGTTCTTGATGGTGAAATATCCTTGATGGTCAGTGATGAAGATATACTTCCTGCCATGTCTCTTACGAAGTTATAACCAACAGTATAATTTCCTTCTGTTATTCCCAACTGACTCAAATCCGTTGCTGGTTGAATCAAAATCTTACTATTTTTGTAAAATATGAATGGATTTACAAGTTCATTGTATGAATACGTTGTAGGAGTATTCAAACTATCGAGATAGGTCAACGTGATAGTTTGAAATGTTTTATCTTGGTCTAAGAGTCCCCACGCTTCTTGAGTTTGGTCATCTGTAGAGTAAGCACTAACCTCAACTACGTCATTTGAAGACAATCCAAACCAAATATCAGAACTTTGGGAGACACAGAATAACGACGTGTCATTACTATTCAAGTATGACCCGGATTGAATGCTCGCCGTATAATTTCCTAATACTGGATATGGTAGTGACATCGTATTAACTTTCTAAAATATTTTTAAATTCTTTATTTGTAGAATCATATCTCCAGAACTTCTTTGGTTTAAGAATTTCAATGATTTTTTGTTGTCTTACCAAATCTTTTTCTTTCTGTTGTCTTCTATAATGATATTTGGTGTCATATTCCAGCACAACGTTCTTTTCTTTATCATAACCGTCTATGTAAAATAAATCTTGGTCGGTTTTAACTTGAAAGTTTGGTTGAAAATTAAAACCTAAACTATTCCATTTATTTATTAATTCGAGTTGGCCTTTATCCGTTCTTACTTTAAGATACTTTGTTTTTGATAAAGCATCCTAAAATTAAGAAGAAATATTATGATGCTTTATCAAAAACAAAGTATCTTAAAGTAAG